AATTATTTATTTTATTTTTTAAAAATGCTTTTTTTTGTATATGTTGAGACATTGCTTTAACATATTGAACAAATTCTTTTAAAGCTTCAATTTTTCCTTCCTCCGGATTTGTTGCCGAACCTTCTCCATAACTTACAGGATAAAATCGACATAAATCTAAATATTCTTTAATCATTTCTTTTTTAGAAACATTATCGTCATCATCTAAATCTCGATATTTTTCTAAATTTTTAACCAATTCATTTGAATCAATTCCATTAAGATTTGAAACAATGTAATTATAACAAGCATCTTTAATTACCGATGGTGTATGTCCTCTAGCGGTAACAATTGAAAATATAGACCCATTATTAATCGACTCAACAAAATCAGGCCAAGCAGGACCCGGTTTTGCTAACATAGAATCAACAATAAATTGTTTATCTCCTTTAACTCCAAAATATCTAAAAGGGTCTTCTGAAAATCCAACTATAGTATGACCGTCAAATTCAAATGGTTCTTTACCAATCTCTTCTCTATAAGTTGCAAAATCTTCAGTAGACATTCCTACCTCATCACCATCTTCATCTTTTAATATTATTTTTGTTGGCATTGAAACTATATTATCGTCCCAATCAAACGCATAATATTTTTCATCCGGAGCACCAAACTCATCAATACCTTCTACAATTTTATTATTTAACATAATTTGTTATTTGGCTTAATTATGACCCACTATTACAATGGGTCATAATTTTTATTATTATATATTCTCGAAAGAAGCTCCTGTTGGAGTAATATAGAACGTAATGTCTATAAATTCTAACGATTTGGTTGGTTTGATATAAATCTTACCTGTCATTTGATTTCTGTCTAAATCAGCTGCGTCTGACGAAACTGTTACACGGAAATCATAAAGACCTCTATCTCTTCTTATAGAGTCTAATATTGGGTTAACTGAATCCAAGAAGTCTTGTCTTACTTTAGCATCGTTTTGTTCAAATAATAATCTAACAGAAACTGCAGATATTAATTTACGTGCTTGAAGTAATAATCTTCTTACGTTGATTCTGTCAAGAGCTGATTGTCTAACTTGAAGAGTTTTATTACCCCAAATTACAGTTCCAACATCAGAGAACGTTGCGATTGGATTTAAACGACCTTGATATAGAGTATCTCTATTTTCTTGTGTTAATTTAACTCTCGCTTTAACCGCATTTACAATACCTCTTGTATAACCCGCAGCTGCGAACCAAGGGAATGCGATGTTATCGGTCAACGCTAAGTTTCTTGTTACTTCAGCCGTTGCCGGTAAGTAAATTTGAGTATTGTTAACTGTATCTCTCATTAATACCCAAGGGTAGTAAGTAGCGGTATAATTAGAGTCAATACCTGAATTTGCCAAACTATCTACCGCCTCTTGTGGGTAAATAAAATCTAATTGATTACCTGTTGATGGAACATACATATTGTAGTCAGGAGTTGTACATACGTACAATGAATCCGCTCTACTATATTCAATCATATCAATAGCACTTTCAACTAAATTAGAGTTGTTAACATAATCGATACCAGGTGTTACAAATACGTTAATATTTACCGCTTCAGGATTTGCAAATGTTTGTTGGCCTAATAAGTAAGCGTAAAAATCAGTATTAGCATAATCTTGAGTATTACCCGCAACAATAATTTGTTTAAATGCTCCCCAACCTGACGCTGTAGGATATTTTATTGTAGGACAAGAACCTTTTAAATAACCTGTTCTACCTAACATAAACTCATCTTTATTTGTTCTAAATTCTCTATAGATATCCCATCCGTCAAAACCACCTTTTACCAATAATGTAAATTTACGTGCAAAAATTCTATAATAAGGATTAAGTTCACTATCAGGGTCAGATGTAAATGGTGCATCACCACAAAAGAACGCTGGTGTACCACTTGTTACAAATACATTCGGTATTGTAATACCACTTGCATTTTTATCCATATGGAAACCTCTTGTTCTAAAGTTCCAAGGATTACCTTCAGTATCATTACAAATATCTAAAGGAAGTTGAGTACCTTTATATTGGAAGAAGTCAACATCAATACCTTCAGTATCCGAAATACCTAAATAAGTTCTTCTAACATTATCTCCAGCACTTCTTGTTGAGTCATCCGCTCCTGAAGCCAATCCAAATGGTGGGTTATAAACAACTTCACCAGGATAGTAATATTTAGATTTAATTAATGGGAATGGTGGTCTTACACCAGCATATTCTCTATAATCATATCCTAAAAATCCACAAGGAAGTGCATCTATTGGTGCATCCTCATTCATTTCAACCATAATATAACTTGATAATAATGGATATTCACCATCTAAACTACCAATTTTTTTACCAACAAATGAATTCTCTTGAGGATTCATAGTACAATTAGTATATTTCTCAAGAACAACAGGTGCTGAGTCAGTATCAAAGAAATCTCTAACTAATACATCAAAAGTACCGTTATTAAATGACATGTTAGCTATCGATATTTTAATATCAATATTTGCTGAATCACCATCTGCTATAGTTGTAAATTTAAATAAGTTGTATACTTTATTACCTCTTAATTCAGACACAACCCACGGTGAAATTGGTGATTGATATTTTTCTAAATAAAACGCTATAGATGTTGGGTCAATCGCTTGTCTTGCATCCGGTAACGCAGTTAAATCACAACTTAATCCTCTAATATATCCCATTCTCCAAGCATTAGTCAATAAAGCTTGGAATCTTTCTTCAACAAATAACGGAACAACTGTTCTTGGTTTTGAGAAGTTAGTTGAACCAAATACTTTACTTATATATTTTGAATCTGAATTTGATAATGAAGTTTCAAAGAAATATTGGTCACCATCTTTACTTGTAATATTAACACCAAAGGTAGAAAATGGATTTTTAGTTACTCCTGAATATGTACCAATACAATTTAAACTAACATCAGTTAATCCTGACACTTCATAAACAGGACCATTCTCAAGACCATATGTTGATAAACCTCTTGAACGAAGTGTTGCGACAACTAAATCATCATAATCCGTATATGCGGTTCCCGAATAAACGTATATCACCCCAATCAATGTACCTGTATAACAATTAACCGGTTTTGCCGTTGTTGTTGAAGTAGTTGATGTTGAAGTAGTTGTTGTACAAGGGTTTGTCGTTGTAGTTGTTGTTGAAGTTGATGTTGTTGTTGTAATAATAGGTGTTAATGTTAATCCCGTTACAACAGACCAAAATGAAAATCCTGTGTAAGAAGCATTTCCAACATTATCAAATAATGAATAATACCAAGGGTCATTTTGAGGTGCCGAATAATTACATAAGTTAGCACTTACATTATCTACTTCATAAACATTTGTTTCACCAGTATACACAGAACTTAATCCTGAATAAACACTAGTTGGAATTGCACCATAATAATAGATTGAAGTATCTTCTTTAGCCGGTGTTGAAACAATATCAAAAATTTGACTAGACATATCTTGATATATTGTACTCATAGAACCGTCAAATTGTTCGTAAGGTTCGTATAAAATTGTAGATATTTCTGCCGGTAAGTTAGATGTGTTTGTAAATGATATACTATCAACACTATTAGTACACGCTGAGAATTCAACAGAATAGTTTATAGTTTTAAAATCTATACATTGAGTCTCACAATTAAATGTAGTTGCACTTTCACAAAAGAAATCAACCGTTGTTGGGTCAACATTTGCTTTTGTAGTTATAGACCAAGATGGTCCTGCATCATAACCAGATAATCCTAACACTCTTGTTACGAATAATTGGTTAGATTGTTGCAAGTAAGATTTGGCGATGTAAGCCGCTTCGTACTTTGGAATTTGTGTATTTATAAATTTTTCTGGAGAAGTTCCACCGAAGAAATTTGTGAATTCATCAAAATTTCGTATAAAGATAGGTTCGAAAGCGGGACCTCTTAAGGTCTCACCCACAATACCCAACGTGGTAACTCCCACACTTTGTGCTACGAAACTTAAATCAACTTCAGAAGTATATACTCCGGGAGATACGAATACTTTTTGATTTGATGCCATTAGTTTGTCTTTTTTATTTGTAAATTTATTTTTATTGATAAATATTATAAAAAAAACCAAAATACTTTACTTCATAAGAAGTATTTATAAATTAGGTAGAATAAATTCTGCCTTTATTCTACCATGGCAGATAA